GGAAAAGTTACTTTAGGTGTAGTAGGAACAAAAGTTAAATATGCAAGAGTACATGAATTTGGGGCTACACTTACACCTAAAAACCACCAAGCATTAACAGTTCCTTTTCCTGGGAATGTTGGGCATTACCCATCTGCTGAGGCTTTAGCAAAAGAGAAAAAAACTTTTATTAATAAAAATATTATTTTTTATAAATCAGGTGCTAAAGGAGCAAAACCAATTCCTATTTATATATTAAAGAAAAGTGTTCATATTCCAGCAAGACCTTTTGTTCAATATGTTAGGGCAACATATTGGGATAAGTTTAGGTCATTATTTAATGACCATATAACACAATCAATTGGAACACCAAATGTTTGGAGAGGATAATGGCTACACAGCCTGACAGAGATGCTATATTAGATAACATTGAAACAACAATAAAAGCTATTACTGCTGGTTCTACTTATAACTATACACCAGCAAAAGTTTTAAGGGAAGTAGTTGCATTTGATGATTTAACATTTTTTCCTACATATATGATTATTGATGGACCGGAAGATTTTGAGTATTTTGGAAAAAGAGTAGTAAATTCATTTGTAGTTATTATAAGAGGTATTCATAAAGGTGAAAGGGGGATGGATTATTCTGGAAAATTAAATAAAATGATTCGGGATATTCGCACAGCTTTAGTCCAAGATGTTGAACGGGGTGGTTCAGCATCTAATACAGAAATTATTCACATTGAGACGGACGAGGGATGGATTCCCCCTTATATTTCATTTGAGATGACAGTCAGGATACAATACTTGACATTAGAAGTAAATCGTTAATTAGTAAATTGGTAATATAGGGGGTTTTTAAAATGTTAAAACGAAAAACTGTAATTGGTGCAAAAATAGAGAGTTCTTATGGTGTAGCTGAAACTGTTACGGGGGCCGAAGCTATTCTTGTTTTTAATGTTAGCCCTTCTTTGAATATTGATGTGTTGGAAAGAAATGCACAAACAGATTCATTAGGAAATCTTGCGCCACAAATGGGAGCAAGAACTGGTTCTGTAACATTTTCTTGTGATTTATATGGAAGTGGGACTGCTGGATCAGTCCCTCCTATTGATGTTCTTTTAAGAGCTTGTGGATTACAAGCTACTACAGAAGCAGCTAATTCTGTTTTGTATGAACCAAGGGATGGAAGTTTTGAATCAGCTACTATTGTTGTTTGGCAGGACGGATTAAAGCATGTTTTGAATGGTTGTCGTGGTCGTTGTTCATTTAATTTTGAAATGGGGCAGAGAGGAACTGCTGAATTTACATTTGAAGCAAAGGATTTTACTTATGAAGATGCAAGTATTCCAACAGGAGTTTATTCAACAATTATTCCTCCTGTTTGTTTAAATCAGAGTTTTAGTGTTGGTGGTTATGGTGCAGTTATTCCTTCTCTTAAAATTGATGTGGAGAATGAATTACAACGTGCTCCAAGTGTAAATGAAACTTGTGGATATGCAAGAGTAGATATTACTGATAGAAAGGTAAATGGTTCTTTTTCACCAGAAGCTACTTTGCTTGCTACACACAATTGGTATACAACTTGGTCAGGTGGGACTAAATCTGATATCACAATTCAATTAGGTTCTACCGCTGGAAATATTGTTAAGTTTACTGCACCAAATGTTATTTACACGGGATTAGGTTTTGAAGATAGAAGTGGTATTTTAGCACAAAATATGCCTTTCCGTTGTGCTAAATTAATTAATGTGATTTCAGGTGCTTGTGATTCTACAACTTCTGCCACTTCAATTAAAGATACAACATTATTCACAACTAATGATGAATACAATGGTTCCCGATTGACAATAACTTCTGGAACATATAATGCTAATGCAAGAATAATCACTGATGTTAATGCTACTGCTGGAACAGCTACGTTGGAAGCAGCTTTAGGTGGAGCACCGGCAGTAGGTGATACTTTTGCAATTAGTAAGAATGAATTTCAATTATTATTTCGTTAAGCAATTTTTACAGAGTTTTTTCCAGCTTTTTCTCTTTAAAATAAAAAGCTGATTTTTGTAATTAAAGTAAAGGAGGAAGTAATGATTAAAGGAATTTCTCTTAGTGAAACAGAACAATTTATTTGTAAAGATGATGATCCAAATAGTCCTACAAAATGGAAATTGGGAGTCATTGATTCTCTCATTATGTCAGAGATTCAAGATTTAATTACTTTGTTTGAACCAGATTCTACTGGTAGACCAGATGCCCCTGCCAAAACTAAACTTTGTCTTAACTTAGTTCGGGCTGAAGCTGTTCGATTTGGATTGAAGGGATGGGAGAATTTTTGTGATGAAGTAGGAAGTCAAATAATTTTTAAAACAGAAAAAAGAAATATTGGTGGAAAATCGGTAGATGCTGTTGCTGATGATCTAATGAGAATAATTCCTTTTACAGTTATTAGCCAACTTGGGGATAGAATACTTCAGAAGAATCGTTTTAGTGAGGAAGAAGCAAAAAACTAAGATTGGCAGTTCAGGCTTACTCAATGGATTTGGACTGCCACAAATGTAATGATGGAATTAAATTAATAAATGGATGTTATGAGGAAGTCCCATCAACTAATTTTGAATTTGAAGGGGAAGTGTTAAAACGATGTCCATTGAAGTTAGTAACAAATGTATCGAGAAGATTTCTTCGCTTTTTTCAATTCATGGAAAAAGGATTTTTGCCTAATCCTGGTGGTATTTTAGATCAACCTAATCGCTTTCTTGAAGCTATGTCAATATTAAATGATACAGTTGCAAAAGTTCAGGAAGATCAACGAAAAGAAAGTGAGGTACGAAATAGTCATTTAAAAAGTGGGCGAAGGTAGGGGGAAATAATGGCTCTTACAAATAATGAATTAGAATTAGTGATGAGATTAAGAGATGAATTTTCTTCTACTTTTAAAAAAGTAATGAATGATATGAGTGGGGGAATGAAAAAAGTTTCCTCTGATGCTGAAAAAGCTTCTAAACAAACCCACGAGTTTTTTTCTGGTTCTATTGTAGCGATTGCTGCCAAATTATCCATTCTTGAACACGCCCTTCGGAGAGCCTTCAGTATAGGAACTTATCTTGTTTCTGGTTATAAAGAAGTTGAAGATTTTAATATGTTTTTAATTAAAACTGCTGCGGAAGTTTCCTCAAGAATGGCCCCTCAAAAGGGTGTGGGGATGGCACAACAGTTTCAAGAAGCATATCAATATGCTGAAGGTGTATATAATATGCTTCTTAAAATTAATCCTCAAGTTGTTGGGGGGCAAAAAGAATTAGAAGCTATTACTGAGGAAATGCATCAACAAGGTCAAATTATGTTATATCAAAGTCCTCAATATGTAAAGGACTTTACTACATTTTCTAATGCTGTTATTTCTATGGCTATGGCTTACCCTAATAAAATTAATCAAATTCACTCGGAAGTAAGAGCTTTGCTTCAAGGGGAACTTCGTGTTTCTGACCAAATGGCAAGAAAATTAGATGCTATTATGGGTGGAAATTTAAAAAATATGATGACTTTGTGGAAATCCCAAGGTCCAGAAGTTGTAATGCGAAATATTTCTGAATATCTTAAAGGTTATGATGTTGCTTCTGAAAAAATTAGCCTAACTTGGTCTGCTATTAGTAGTACAATGGAAACTACTTGGCAATTAATTCAACGAACAGCTTGGAAGGATTTTTATAAAGAAGTTAATACTATTCTTTTACGATTTAGTTCTTGGATTGCAGAGAATAAAGATTCTTTTGCACTTATTTTTAAAAAGGTTGGTTTAGCACTTCGAGGGATGTTAGATTTATTTTTAGAGTTTGGAAAAGAAATAAATAAAACAGATGGTATAAATAGTTTAAATGATTCTTTTAAAAATATAATTGATTCTCTTGGGCAAATAAGTTATGTTTGGCTTCCAGCATTAGGTAAAGGACTTGGGGCAACATTTAGTTATTGGATTGGTTCTTTTAAACAGTTAATTTATTTACAAATGGCTTTATTTAAAGCATCTACCTTTAGTTTTACTAAAGCAGAAGAATATTTTAATAAAGTTTTAGATATGGATGAAGGTTTACGAAAATCTGGAAAAACAATGATTGATTTTGTTACAGCAAGCCCGGAAGATAAAGAAAATCAATTTACTAAATTTATGGATGAAAGAATAAATAAATGGAAAAATTTAAAAATAGAACAAGATAAAGTAACTGATACTGGTGGAAAATACCCTAAATTAACTAAACAAACAGGTCCAGATGAAGCTACATTAAAAAAAGAACAAGAAACTATTGATAGAATGAATAAACAAACATTAAAAGCTCAAGATGAATTTTGGGGTGCTTTTGTAGCTGATTATGATACAAATTTAAAAACAATTGTTTCTAAAAATGGATTAATAAAATTTAATGAGTGGGCACTTGCTCAAAGTATAAAAATTAATAATAAGATAGATGCAAGTAAGATAGCACTTAGAATAAAAGCTATGGAAATGTATAAGGAAGATAATGCAGATGCAATTGAAAGTTTTAAAAAACGGGCACAAGCATTAGCATTTTATGGAACTAATGAGAAAACTTTTAGAGAAACTTTATCAAATGAAGCGAAGGATATTTATTCCGACGAGATTAATTATTATTTAAAACTTGCAGATTTAAAATATGCTTATTCTATTGCACAGGAAAAGGATGCTACTGAAGCAGAAAAAGTAAGACTTGCTGAACGACAAGGTATATTAGATAAATATAGTAAACGTGAATCTGAATTAATGATTTCTGCTTATAATGAACAAAGAAAAGTTTATACAACAATGGTTGAAGAGAACACTAAAAAGTTGGGTGATTTTTATGAATTAGAGCAGACAAGGCAAAAAGAAAATTCTGATGTTTACAACAAAGATATAGAAGAAAGAACATCTCGATATGATGAATATTTATCTTTGTTAATAAATAAAGATAATATTTATGTATCTAATTACATGGCTTTAAAAAAACAAAATTTAGAATTAGAACGAGATGCTATTATAGATAATTTAAAGCAAAAAAAAGTTATAGATATGGATGAAATTAATTTTATTCAGACTGTTTATGCCCAAAAAATAAAGGAATCAAATCTTACTATAAGAGAAAGTGGTTTAAAAACTTCTCAAGATTTTAGTGAGGGATGGAAAGTTGCTTTAGAACAAGCAAAAAATAATGCTTATACATTTGCTCAAGCAGGAAAAGAATATTTTCAAGCATTTGGTCAAGGTTTGGAAACAATGATGGGAGATTTCTTTTATGATTCTTGGACTAATAAATTAAAATCAGCAGAAGAATATTTTTTATCATTTACTAATTCAATTGGTAGAATGTTTTCTAATATGCTTTCTAAAATGATTCAAGAATGGGTTATGTCAAGTATTACAGGAGAAAAAACTGGTGCTTATGGACAAGCTTTTAGTGCTATTATAAAGGGAGCTTCATCTTGGTTTGGAGGAATGAGTAGTACTCCTACTACAATAGGAGCAACTGATGCTTTAGAGAATCCCTTTCTTCATCATAAAGGGGGTTTAGTAATGCATAATGGGGGGGAAGTTCCTGCTATTCTTCAAACCGGGGAATACGTTATTCGTAAAAATGCAGTAAATAACAGAACTCTTCCTGCATTAGAAAATATTAATTCAGGTGGATCAATGGAAAGTGGTGGTTCAGTTATAATTAATATTAGTGCTATGGATGCAAGTTCATTTCAACAATTTTTAATGAAAAATGAAAATGTACTTGATCCAATTATGTCAGCAATTTATAACAAGAATGGTAATTTTAGAAAAACTATGAGAGGAATGTAAAATGTCAACTTATCCAACTTCCCCACAACCTATAAAGGTTCAAACTGCTGGCATAACTTTTAAAACACTTGTTTCTGAATCTGAAGATGGTTACGAACAGAGAAGAATGGTTTGGCCTAGAGGAAAAAGAAAATTTGAACTTCAATATGATGTTCTTACTCAATCAGAAATGCAATCCTTATGGGATTTTTATGCAACTTGTTCAGGAATGTTTAATTCATTTACTTTTTTTGACCATGTAAGTAATGCAAATTATACTTGTAGATTTACAGAAGATACTTTATCTTTTCGAGAATTTCAGTATCGAATTTATCAAGGAAATTTAACTTTAATGGAGATTTTTTAAAATGAGTAGAGCATTAACATCAGGGTTTATTTCTCAAAAAGATAGTTTGACTAATGTTCCTATTCGTTTATATATAATAGAGGGTGGTTCATTATCAGCAGGAGAGATACTAAGATATGCTGAATGGGCAGAAAATATAACTTTTGCAAGTCAATTATATTATTGCGCTCCGATAAAGTGTGAAGCAGTTACAGAAAATTCTGCTTCAGAAATAGATAATGTTACAATTACTTTTGGAAATGTGGATCGTTCTTTTGTTCATTATTTAGAATCACATGATGGATTAAGAAAGTGTAAAGTTACAATTAGAACAGTATTTCAAGGAACATTATCAGATGCAACTGCATTTACCGATGATATTTTTTATGTAGCTTCAGCATCTATGACTTCAAAGAGTGCTATATTTTTATTAAAATCAAAAATGGATTTACTTGGAGTTTCATTACCACTTAGACGGTTTTATCGTTCTACTTGTCAATGGGGGTATAAATCAACTGAATGTGGAAGTACTTCTGCATTAACAACTTGTAATCATTCTAAAGAAGAATGTTCAGCAAGAGGTAATTTAAGTAGATTTGGGGGATTTCCTGGGGCTGGTTCTGCTGTTAGGAGACTCTATGTTGGATAAATCCGATGAAACTAAATTAAAATTAATAAATAAATATTTAGGAAAACAGTTTGTAGCAGGAACATTTGATTGTTTTGATTTAATAATTAATTGGTTTAGTGATTTAGGTTATACTATTTTTGATTTTAAACATAGTGGTTACTGGAATGGAGAAACTGTTCCTCTTGATAATTATTATCAATATTGGAGAAGGCTTGAAGAAAATGAAAAAATTAAACTTTATGATTTAATTTTTATAAAAGGAAATCAAAGTGGGGCGCAATATCATATTGGTATTTATTTAGAAAATAATTTATTTATCCACACAACAATTGGACAAGGAGTTGTTATTTCCCGATTAAATAGATATGCAAAAATGGTAAATAGTTATTATAGATTCAGAAAATTAGAGGAAGAAAATGGTTAAAGTTAAATTTATTCCTAATGTTCTTATTGGAAAAGCAGAAACTTTAGATGGATTTTCTTCTGTCTCTAAATGTAATACTGATCGTTTAATTATGG